GATAGAACAGGAGCTGGTCCATGTCCGGGTCATATTCTTCCATGACCTCGGTGATCTCGTAGTTCATGAAGTCCCGGACCCGGGCGGCTTGAGCCTCGCGCTCTGGGTCCTGCATGCCCATGACGCCCGTCTTGACCGGGCCGCCTGCGGGCAGGAGCTCCTTGTAGGCCTGCGCCTGAAACTGAGTGACGGACTCGGAGATGAGCGGGTGTGTCACGCCCGACGCGCCTTGGAAAGGCTCGGTACGCTCGATGGTCTTGACGCCGAGGAGGTCAAGGCCGTTGGTGTAGGCCTCTTCCCACTCTTCGCGGGACAGAAGGTCGTCCTCGTAGGCGGCCGTCAGGTCCGAGGCGATCTCGCCAAGGTAGGAGTCCTCTAGGTATTCGGCGAGGTTGGCGTCGTGCGGAATTTGTACCTCGGACTCCATGGCCATGAGCGCATCCGCAACGGCCTGCACCATCGCGCCGCCGTCCTCGGTCTCCGTGACAATCGCCCCGCCCGAAAAGTCTTCGGCCCCGGGCATCGAGAACTCGACCTGAGGAACATCCTCGTCCATGCCGCCCTGCATGAAGCCGCTATCGGTCAAGGAACCTGCCATACGAGGTGCGACAGCCATCAGTAATACTCCCGTTTGCGTGGGATAAAGTCATCCCCTACGTCTTCGCCTTCAAGTGCCACAAATCCGCCCTGACGGAAACGCATTAGAGCCAGCGTCATGCTATCACAAAAGTCGTCATGATCGCCATTGGGAAAAGAAGTGACTTCTTCGATCACGTCTTCCGAGAAACTCTTGGCCTCCGGGGCCCATACCATACCCGCCTCGAAGAGCGGAGCAACCATGTGCATCCGGCTCACCTTGTCGCGCCCGCCGCCTCGGCCGCCCGGCGAAAAGCCAAGGGCAGGGATGTTCTTCAGGCGCAGTTCGTCGATGAGCGGCTGACCTGTCGCCTTGGCTTCAACGAGAACCATGTCGGGCTGCCAGTACTCGTGCTCGTCGAAGGCGACCTGTTTGAGCTCCGGAAAGCTCCATCGGCCCCGCTGCGCGTCGAGCAGGATGATGTGGTCAGGGCCATCTATCTCCGGCTTGAAGATTCCCCACGTCGTGATCGCCGAATAGTCGGCGCTCTCCTTCTTGGAGAAGGCCGTATCGTAGGCCTGAAGGACGTAGTCCAAACGCGGGATGTCTTCCTTCTCCCACATGCGCCACCAGTCCTTTCTGATGATGCCTGCGTCGGAAGTCGTCGGCTGTTGCTGCCACTGGGCCGACCACTTGGCCGCCGGGAGCGAGGCCTTGATCGACAGAAGCGCGTTCTTTTCCCAGAACTCCGGCCAGAGCGGATCGCCCGACGGCATAATGGCAGGGAACTCCACGACCTCCCACTGGTCAGACATAATGTCCGAACCCTGCGCCTGAAGCAGGCGGCCCGTCAGGTCTTTCTTACCCCAGCGGGTCATAACGACGATGATCGCGCCACCGGGCTGCAGACGCTGGCGGGGGCCAGAGGTATACCATTCGTAGGCGTGATCAAACGCCGTCTCGGACAAGGCGTCCTGTTCCGAATGCGGGTCGTCGATGATGAAGAGGTCGGCACCGCGGCCCGTCACGGCCGCGCCCACACCTGCGGCAAAGTATTCGCCAAGCTGGTCTGTCTGCCATCGGCCCGCGGACTTCGAGTCTTCCTTGAGGTTCGTCTTCGGGAAAATCTCTGCGTACTGGGGGTTGTCGATCAGGTCTCGGACCTTGCGGCCGAAACGGACGGCGAGCTCTGTATTGTGCGTGGCCTGAATGATCTTGAGCTTTGGGTTCCGGCCAAGGAACCACGCAGGCATCAGATATGACGCGAACTCCGACTTCGAGTGGCGAGGCGGCATGTTGATGATGAGCCGCTTGAGCTCCCCGCGCGCGACGCGCTCGAGCTTTTCGGCGATGATCCGATGGTGTCGGCCCTCGATGAAGTTCTCGTAGACGTGGTGGGCAAACGCCATGAAGCTGTCCTGCGCCTTCTCGCGCAGGTCAAGCTTCCGTTTCGCTTCTGTCAGCAGAAGCAGCTCTTTGAGGGCTGCTTCTGGGAGGGTATCGAGGCTCATCGCTTCCTTGTCGGCTAGTTAACTATGTCTGTTTTTGAGTTGTCGGCAACGTGCCGATCCCAATAAAAGGCTCGTAACCTTGGGCTCTCCGACCACCAACAGGCTGGTAGAACGGCGCAACGATTGGACGCACCATTCCTGTACCACTTGTGGTGGGAATACAAGTGGTACTTCCGTCCGTAAACGTATAAAGCCGATAGCCCGGAGGACAGCTCTTGGGACCCGTTGGTGGGGTCGTTGTCTTTCCGTCGTCGGGGCCTGTTGGCCCGGTCGGCCCGGTCGGCCCGGTCGGCCCGGTCGGCCCGGTCGGCCCGGTCGGAAGAACCGTGTCCGGAGGGGCCGTCGGGGCCGTCGGGGCCGTCGGGGCCGTCGGGGCCGTAGGAGTTGTCGAGATCGTGGGAGCCGTAGGGGCCGTAGGAGTTGTCGAGATCGTGGGAGCCGTAGGGGCCGTAGGGGCCGTAGGGGCCGTAGGAGTTGTCGAGATCGTGGGAGCCGTAGGGGCAACGCTTGCAATTCCAGTGTTGCTTGGGACAGGGACCGAAGACACGCCTGCAACGCTCGAGATTCCGATGTTGCTTGAAGGGGCAACAGAGACAACTGACTCGGGGGCAACAGAGACAACTGACTCGGGGGCAACAGAAATCCCCGGCCGAGAGGGCGCAGTGGCCTCCGGCGTGGAAGTCATGGCGGCCTCCGGTCTAGAGACCATAGGGGCGGCTGGCTCTGGAGCGACCGAAATGGTGGGCTCTGGAGCGACCGAAGTCTCCGGTCTAGATGTCGTAGTGATCTCCGGTGCGGGGGACACCGAAGTCTCCGGTCTAGACGCCGCCGAAGTCTCCGGTCTAGACGCCGCCGAAGTCTCCGGTCTAGACGCCGCCGAAGTCTCCGACTCAGGGGCTGCGGGGGCAGACGGGGAAATTGATGCGATCCCACCACTGTCGGGGCGAGAGGCAGATGGGGCGGCCGAAGCAGCGTTTGCCAGAGCAGCCGTAGCACCGCCGCCCAAAAGACCCCCGATAATCCCCGCGTTAAGGCTCCCGCTGATGTCGTCGGTGGAAAGGTTTCTCCCGGCCGCTGTGGTCGCGCCAGCCTGTGAGATCGTGGGTTCCGCGATCCCCTCCGTGATACCCTCTTCAACCAGCTGGCCCGCAACTCTGGACGGGATGCTCCCAAGGCCTGAGAAAATCCCCGAACCAGCGCCCACTGCGGCGGCGGCCGGAGCGGCGTTTAGGGCGGCTTGGTCGGCGACTGCTTGAGCCTGCTGCGGGGAGAGGCCTCTTGCGATGGCGTCCCGATAGGCGATATCCGCAGCATCTCCCGCCACTTCCCCCACCGTCATCCCGGCACCACCGAGAGCAAACCCGGCAGGGCCCAGCACCGCGCCGGGAGCAAGAGCCATCACGGTTCCCGGAAGAGCGTCCAGAGCCTGAGTGAACGCGGCCATCGGGTTGATGCTGGCGTTCCCGAAGATATCCGTTGAGACGATGTCGCCCGTGCGGGCGAGGTTAGCCTCTGGGAAGTTCGTAGCGTAGGACTCGAGGGCAGTGTCGCGGAGATTACTTCCGTAGCCTTGGATGGACTCCGCAAGAGAGTTAAGGGCGTTGGGTGTGTAGGACTCAGGGAACGCGGCTACCGACTGCACTGCGCCGGGGCTCGTGCCCGTTACAGCGGCAGCGAGGCCGGGATCAACCTGCCCGGTATTGTAGCCGACCCCAACCGTGCCCGCCCCGGGGTTGAAGGCGTTCCCCACAACGTCTACGAAGTTCCCGAGAGTCTGAATCCCCAAACCTGTTCCGGCCTCAAGCGCAGTGGAAACTAAAGACGGGCCAGCCGCCTGTCCCAGTTGATAGGCAGTGGCTCTGTTAAGGCCTTCGGGAGCACTTGCCAGAATCCCGCTGGCTTCATTCTGGCGTTGCCTGTCTATCGTAGCCTGATCTACGGCCGCCTGCGCGGCGGTTGCCGCCTGCGCTCGCTCGGTGGCGAGCTGAGAGGCGAGTTCTGCCGTGGTCGGAGCGGCGTAGGTAACAGACTGAGACGTGGAGGGCGTAACCGTCTGAGGACCGATAGGGGTGTCGACAACGGAGCCAATCGTCGGCCTCGTGTTTATACCGAACGTCGGAGACGTCGGGGCAGGGGTTGGCTGCAAGTTGGCAGCACTCGAAAGAGCGGAGACCGTCTGCGGCCCGGCAGGGGTGTCGACAACCACGCCAGCCGTCGGCCTCGTGTTTATACCGAACGTCGGAGGTGTCGCGGCGGGGGTGGACTGCAAGTTGGCGGCACTGGAAGTCGCGGAAACAGTCTGCGGCCCGGCAGGGGTATCGACAACCACGCCAGCCGTCGGCCTCGTGTTTATACCGAACGTCATGCCTGTACCGGAAGACACTGCGGCCGCCGCCTTATCAGCCGCAGCTTTTTCAGCCGCAGCTTTTTCAGCGGCGGCAATCTTGTCACGGGTGGCCTTCTCGGCCGCTGCCTTATCAGCCGCCGCCTTATCAGCCGCTGCCTTGTCGGCCGCCGCCTTATCAGCCGCTGCTTTTTCAGCGGCGGCAATCTTGTCACGGGTGGCCTTCTCGGCCGCTGCCTTATCAGCCGCCGCCTTGTCGGCCGCCGCCTTATCAGCCGCTGCTTTTTCA